CGTCGGCCACTGCTCTCCCTTCCACGCTGAAGGGCTTCACCCAGGCCAAGGCGAAGATGGCTCTCCTCGGCGCGCCACAAGACGGATTGACCGCGATCGTCGATCCCCTCGTTGAGGCGTCGCTTGTGGAAGGGCTGAAAGGCCTTTTCCAATCTTCGAGCGAAATCTCGAAGCAGTACGAGAAGGGCGTGATGGGAATGGCCGCCGGTTCCAAGTTCATGTCGTCTGCGAACGTGTCGAAACACACGATCGGAGATCATGAGGGAACGCCGGCGATCGACACGACCGTGACCGCCAACGGAACGGCCACGCTTCACCTGGACGGCACCCTGGGTACTGTCACGGGCTGGGCAAAAGCTGGCGATGTGATCACGATTGCCGATGTCTACGCGGTCAACCCACAGACCAAGGAATCGACGGGTGAGCTTGCGCAGTTCGTCGTCACTGCTGACACGGATTCCTCCGCTAACGAAATCGCGGCCCTTCCGATCAGCCCAGCGATCTACATCTCTGGCCCGTACCAGAACGTCAGCCGCGCTCCGACGGATGCCGACCTCGTGAAGATCTTCGGGCACGCCACCAGCTACGCGAACATCGTCGCTCCTCAGAACCTGGTGTTCCATAAGGACGCCTTCGTTCTGGGTTGCGCTGATTTCGCCCTGCCGAAAGGCATGGACATGGCGGCTCGCGCTTCTGATCCGGAAAGCGGTCTGTCGCTCAGCCTCGTCCGAGGATTCGACATCGTGAACCACAGGATGCTCACCCGCCTGGACATCCTGTTCGGGTGGAAGTGCGTCTATCCCGAGTTCGCCTGCCGCGTCGTCGGTCAACCTGCGTAACTGAACTGAGTGCGGCGGGTCGCTTCGGCTCGCCGCCCATTCATCAGAAAAACTAGGAGAAAATGAAATGAACACCGCAACCGATACGATCATCCACAAGCTGCCGAGCTCTGGCGGTGAAGGCGCTGCCCTCACTGCTCAGCTCACCACGATCACGCCAGCGGACGCAGCCGGAACTCCCGACTACGCGATTGCCGCCGTGACGAGCACGACCCCTTACGGATTCTCCGCCGCTGCGGAAGCGATCACGCTTCTGTACGTCGTCCAGAACCTTCAGGTGCGTTTGGCTGAAGTCGAAGCGCGCCTTGAGGCCGTGAACGTCGTGCAAGCGAACTAAAGGGATCATAGCCCCGGGGGATTCAGTTCCCTCGGGGCTACCCCTTTTCTGGAAGCACATGAACATCCTCGTCGGAATCCCTACCTACGACGGCAAGCTGATGACCCAACTCGTGAGCGGCCTGCTCGCGGAAACCTCCGTTGCCGCTGCGATGGGGGATCAGATCACGGTCCGGTTCCTGCCCTCTTGCTCAAACATCGCAATCGGTCGAAACCAGATCGTCAAAGAATTCCTGGCGTCTGAGTTTGACCGGCTCGTGTTTGTTGATGCTGACGTGACCTTTGAGCCAGGCTCTCTCGTCAGGCTCGCTCATTACCCGGTTGAGTTCGTCGGCGGCGCGTACCGCCTGAAGCAACCCAAAGAGCAGTACCCGGTGAGCTTCTTAAACAGCCCGAATGTACACAGCACCGAGAGGATGGGACTCATCGAGGTCGCGATGGTTCCTACGGGGTTCCTTGCGCTCTCGAAAAGCGTGTTCGAGAAGTTTTCGGCCCACTACCCGGGGCGTGAATATGACAGCGCGGGGACGAAAACCTACTGCTACTTCCAGGTCCCCTATCATAACGGCGCCCTCTACACCGAGGACTCCTACTTCTGCAAAGAGTGGCGCGAGTCGGGCGGGAAGATCTTCTTGGATCCCGAGATCAGCATGACGCACTGGGATTTCAACGTCCCTTATGCCGGGAACCTGGGTGAGTGCATGAGGCAAAGCGCGAGAGAAAGCGCGTGAGGGGGATCGAATGACCGCCAGGGACATCATCACGGGCGCCTTGAAAAAGATCGGCGCGCTGGCTTCGGGCGAGACGCTGTCCGCAAGCGAGGCATCAGACGGCCTGGCTGAGCTGAACCGGATGCTGGGCTCGTGGCGAACCGAGGGCAGCCTTGTTCAGATCAGCGAGATTGCGGATCTGAGCGATGAGCTATCGCTACCGGATGGGTACGCCGATGCACTCGTTTACAACCTGGCCGTGAGGCTTGCGCCTGATTACGGGCGCATGGTGCCTGACATGGTCGTGATGGCCGCCATCGAGAGCATGGCGACCATCAAGCGCACGGGTCATCGCCCCTCATACCTGAAGGTGGATGATGGTCTGCTGCCACATGGCCAGACCTACAACATTCTGACGGGGGAATACGAGTGAGATTCCCTGGCTTCATCGGACCAAGCTACACGGCCGCCTCGGTGAACGTGGATTGCCAGCGTGCGGTGAACCTTTTCCCAGAGATGAATGAACTCGGCACGGGCAAGGAGCGCGAGGTCGCGGACCTAGTCTCAACCCCGGGCCTTATCCTTCTCCTCACCCTGCCTGAAGGCCCGGTGCGCGGCCTTTGGTACGCCTCAAACGGTGAACTCTACGCCGTGGGCGGACGGTACCTCTACCGGATCTCAGACGCATGGGTGGCGACCGAGCTTGGTTCCTTGAATACTTCGACGGGTCCGGTGTCGATGGCCGACAACGGCCTTCACGTCATGCTGGTCGACGGTACCTACGGGTACACCTGGACGATCGCGACCGATACGTTCGCCGAGATCGCAGCCGATGGCTTCACCTCATCCGACACGGTCACTTTCCAGGACGGGTACTTCCTCTTCAATAAAACCGGCACCGGCGAAATGGGGTTCTCTGGAATCAACGACATCACCTTTGACGCCTTGGATTTCGCGGAGGCCGAAGGAAGCCCAGACGCCCTGGTGGGCGTTGTGTCGGTCGGCCAGAACATCTACCTGCTCGGCCCGCAAAGTACCGAGGTCTTCTACAACTCAGGCGATGCCGACAATCCCTTTCAGCGCATCCAAGGCGCTGTCATGGAACAGGGCTGCGTTGCGGCCTTCTCCATCGCCATCCTTGGCGGTCAGCCCTACTGGATTGGTCAGGACAAGAACGGTTATGGCATCGTGTACCGCGCGCAGGGCTACCAAGCTCAGCGCGTTTCAACTACCGCCATTGAAAAGGTGATTCAAGGCATCTCGCCAGATGAAATCGTCAACGCGCGCGCTTGGGTCTATCAGGACGGCGGTCATGCGTTTTACTGCCTGAATCTGCCCGGTGCGGAATCGACCTGGGTATACGACGCCTCGACCGGCCTTTGGCATGAGCGCGCCTACCGCGACCTTTGGTCTTTGGAGAGGCACCGCGCCGATTGCCATGCGAACGCTTATGCCAAGCACGTCGTGGGCGATTACGAGAACGGAAAAATCTACTCGCTCGACTCCGGCACCTACACCGACGCAGGCGATCCGATCGTCAGGGTCAGGACCGCACCGCACGTCTCAAAGAACTTGAACCGAGTGTTCCACTCGCGCTTCCAACTCGACATGGAAACGGGCGTCGGCCTCGATGGTTCAGGCCAAGGCGTGAATCCGAAGGCCATGCTCCAGTGGTCGGATGACGGCGGCCATACGTGGTCGAATGAATATTGGTCTGACATCGGCCGGATCGGCGCGCGCCTCACGCGGGTTATCTGGCGCAGGCTCGGATCCTCCCGCGACCGCGTTTACCGCGTCATGATCTCGGATCCGGTGAAGGTCGTCCTGATCGGGGCGGATCTCGATCTTGAGGAGGGTACCGCGTGAAGGCCCATCGAGAGATGCAGCAAGAGGATGCAGTTACCGCCCAGCCGACTCATAAGCCCACGCCAGATATGCTTGGCGGTGGCGGAGAAACGGATTGTCCTGGGCGGCTCCGGCAGGAGCAGGGGTTGCCTTCCGCTTCGGGCTCCCCTGCTCCTGTGTCGCCTGAACAGATGCGCGGTAAAATCCTTGAGCTTGAGGCCGCCATGCTGGCGATGCCCGAGCATCAGGTTGAACTCAGGGTGACGCATCACTTCGCGCCGGGAGTTTACATGCGCGAGCTCTTGATTCCAAAGGGCGTCATGCTGACCGGCAAGATCCACAAGACCGAGCACATGAACATCCTGAGCCAGGGGGATATTACGGTCTGGACCGAGGATGGGATGAAACGTCTCACGGCCTCCACCGTGATCAAATCCCAGCCAGGGATCAAGCGCGTCGGCTACGCGCACGAGGACTCAATCTGGATCACGGTCCACCCGACCGATGAAACGGACGTCGCCAAGATCGAAGACCAGGTCATCGCGAAATCGTTCGATGAGTTCTTGGAATTCTCGGAAAAGAAGAAACTTGAGGGAGGTACTTAACCATGTCGTGGGCAATGGTAGCAGCCGGTGGAGTCGCAGCAGCCGGGGCAATTGGCGGTTCCGTCATGTCATCGAACGCCGCAAAAAGTGCAGCGGAGCAGCAGGCCGCCGCTGCACGCGAGGCGAACGCGCTTCAAGAACGCATGTACAACCAGACGCGCGAGGATCAATCGCCGTGGCGCGAGGCTGGGTCAAGGGCGCTAGGAGACCTGTCGAATCCCGATTTCCAGCGCGATTTCGGGATGACGGATTTCCAAAACGATCCTGGCTACCAATTCCGGATGCAAGAGGGCCAGAAAGCGCTCGAACGCTCGGCCGCGGCCCGCGGTGGGTTGCAATCTGGCGGGACGCTTAAGGCTCTCTCCCGCTACGGCCAAGACTTCGCGTCGAACGAGTACGGGAACGCCTACAACCGCTTCAACGCGGACCGTGACCGCAGGTTCAACCGTCTGTCATCGATCGCTGGCATCGGCCAGACCGCGAACTCTCAGCTCGGTCAGGCTGGGCAGAATTACGCGGGCCAAGTGGGGAACAACATGATGGGCGCCGCGAACGCGCAAGGCGCAGCCGGAATGGCGTCTGCTAACGCATGGAACAATACGCTCTCTGGGCTGGGGAATCTGGGCATGCAAGGCGCTTGGATGAGCAAGTGGAATGGCGCTAGGTCTCCGACGCTTCAGTCCACGCCGATGACTGGTGGTTCTTACGGTAACTTCGGGGGAGTGGCCTAATGGGCATCGACGCGAGTATTTACCAGAATCTCAGGCCAGTGC